GCAACGACTCAATGCCAGGTTGGAACATGTCTTCAAAGTACACCACGTCCTCGCCTGTTACCTCACCGTTCTTCATGAGTTGAACCAAGTTCATCATCTGGCTCATGCCAAAGTAACTGCGACCATGTGCGTCTAGTACTTGTCCTACACTGATTGCTTGTGTGTTGTCAATTGTGGTGCCAGGCACATACACAACGTCTAGACCTCTGCGGTCAAACACACGTCGGTTCCACTCTGTGAGCTGTAGTGTGTAACGGGCTTCGTAGCTCTCCAAGCCCATGTAGTACAGTTTTCTCATTAGAACCTTCCAGCAAGTCTACGTGTGTCCTCGCTCCACATGTTCTTGGCATTCTTGCCCGCATGCCATTTGTTGAACTGTTGCCATGCATAACTCTTGAAGTTATACAGGTCCGCTTCGTTGTAACGATACCCATAGTCCTGACAGAACTCCAGGAACACTTCGAGATCGTTAAAGATCTCAGCCACACGTGGATTGGATTTGATAATGGGCTTGGCCATTGTGATTCCTCTTAAATTTTAATTGACAGACTAGGGCGAGAAAGTTCATACTTGATCAAGGCACCGTTCTCACCATCTTCGGCCACCTCAATCCAGACCGCACGGTCGGGATACTTTGCGGCAATCTGTAGATACAGATCGTCGGAAATCATTTCACAACTTTTGTAATCTAGCGACAATACACCTTGGTCGCTATGATACAGTTTTTCGAGCCATCGCTTGAATTGTATAAATTCCACATCTCGGTCGTTGTGGAATACGTCAATCCAAACCCTGAAATGAAAAATATGGCGATGAGGGCTGGCCAAAAACGAAACATCATATTCATCTCCTGTTGCTAGTGAAGGGTCTGTTGCTGCCGCGGGATACTTGTGAATCCCTTCTTTGCGGAACGTGACCCAAATTTTACGTTCTGCCTGGCTCATGATTCGCTCACGCTGTTCTGTTAGTGCTTGATCTCGTTGGTTCATGATTTTAGTGCCTCCAAAGTTATAATTTTGCCAATCTCTGCGCCAATGTCTTGATCTCCGGCGATCACATGCAGTTCATAAATGCTGTCACCTGTGCGGCGATCATTGCGACGAGTTTCAATCACTGTACCGCCATTGGCACGATAGACTTCAAACTTGATGCCCGTGGCACTGATTCTAACTTCGTCTTTTTCTTGAATACAGATATCTTCTTCATGACGATCAGTCATGCCCCAGGTGATCAAACCTCTGATCATTCTTTTAAACATATTGGGTCCTTTTGTTTGTTGTTTTCTTACTGGCGTTACTGCGGTAGTGGTGCCATAGATTTGATTCATCTTATGCCGTTTGGCCTGGACTGAGGCGCCCATAATTGCTGGATATGTTGCCATTAGATTGTTGAATCCTCACGGTAGTCATCCCACGATGTGAATGTTCTTCGACTCATTAGGCTGTGTAGACTGTGACACCAGACGCCGGGATTGGTAGCGTCAAAGTCCTTGTCATCTATTTTTAACATTGTATTATAATTCCACAATTTTGTATATGGTATGCTTACTCGAATCTGTGGAATAAAGTTTCTGTAATCACACAGTGGGCCGTCGTTGAATTCTTCCACGTGTGTGACAGGAATGTCCAGACTACACAGGTGACCGTCACGTAGGAATGGTTCAATCATGCTTTCCCAACGTTGCCATTCCAGCCTGTCGGCGGGATGAAAACTGTGGTTGGCACCAAAGAAGATGTGCCCAATGTGCTTGGTGTTGTCTGTATAAGAATTGTTTTCGGCTAATAGTCTAACAATTTCTGTCAAGGGCTGAATGCCCACAACAAACAAAGTTCTCTTGCCAAATGCAGGCGTGCGTTCAACTTCGGTGCCTACAAAGAAGTTGACGTTTTCATGTTTAGGTCTGTTCATGCTCTAATTGATCTAATGCTGATGTGTCTAATTGTACACTATCATCATTTGGTTGTACAGTCTCAGTTTCTTCGAATTCAAATAACGCATTGAATTGTGTGCGGGCATTTTTGGTTTTCTTGCCTTTGAAGCCTCGTGTGCCCACAATCTCCATCCAATATGTATCGTATGTTTCGATAATAGCTTCAGCAGTGTCTCGATCTGGTGCCGCAAAGATTGCTTCCACAATGTCTTCAAACTTGGCATAGTCACCAGTACTTCGGCGCATCATAGCAGGATGTTCTCCAGCATCAAAACGTCTGTTGGCTTCTTGTACCGCAGTCAAGTGCATCCAAACATTATGCCCCATCAGCAATGCATATGAGAATGAATCCCAGGATGTCTTGCCTTCTTTGCCAATCTTATTTAGATCGCCGGGCTTGTAGATGCAAATATCTTTCATCTTGAGCAGATTACTGATTGGTGAATCTTCCCAGCGTGGATAGATACCGTCTGCTACTACGCCTGTTCCCCACTTGCGTGTGTCTGTGGAATACTTTTTGTCGTCGGCTGAAGGAGCCATGCGATACGACCATTTGCTATCGTGCTCGAACACATTTTCAAAGTAGACTTGTCCGTTTGCTGTTGCCAAGAACGGACTGGCACAGTCAAACGAGATTGTGAATTGCGGATTGACATATTTTCTCACGGCCCTTTGGATTACAGTTAATAAAACAGCCCACTCCAGTTTGGAGGTTCCCAAGAAGTGCATCCAATCATGCCGGCCCTCTTGAAGTAAATTGTCATAGCGCAATGCTACCAGTCTGCGAAGCACCAGGTGTACGTCACACATGTTTTGTCCACCCATTGACCAACCGTCAAAGTGTGTGTCTGGGTACTTGACAGGATCACAGTATTCCTTCATGGTCTCATACCACTGATCTGCTGACGTATGGTTGTCACCTTGCAGCACGTTCAAGAACTTGGCACCACCATTTGCCACACCCTTGCGGTGCTTCATGAAGTATTCGTTGTTGAACTTGGTAGCGTCTACTGCTTCTTGTAGTGTGGTGACCTGACAAGCCGCCGACGCTTTTTTGTCGTGGATGACCCATGTTGGAATATCCAAGATCATACCATAGTCAGCCACATTGTCCAGCCAGTTTAAGATAAGACTTCTTTTCTTTTGAGCCTTAGCACAACCTGAGTTGGCTTTCCAATCACCTTCCCAAAGACCCTTGGCAATCTGGAACCCTCCAGAGTCTCCCAGTATAAACGTTCCAGGCTCTCGGGACCGCACCATTTCTTCTGACCAATCCTGCTTTGCGAGATCGAGGTTAGCATGGCCTCCTGAGTAGAGTGACCACTTGTAAGGAAAAAGAGCCTTGTTGGAATTGAGCCAGTTAAGTTGCTCCATATCCGTAATGCCCTGGGGAAGTCGAGCCGGATCCACATACGATTCATTTCTTTGTTTGCCTATAAACGTGGCATAGAATCCGCTGATGGCCGGAAGGAACACAGCGTAGTCGTTTTGCTTGGCGGTTAAATTATCTTGGGTCAACTCTACCCCATTTGATTCTGAGCCAGATTCGTTCATGTATGTAATAGTCAATGCTTAAAAGAATATGTAGTGCTGTGGCAAAGCCAGTGGCACTACCCAAGTCTCCTGTGAACAAATATGTCCACAGGATTGTAAACAACCAAGCAGTAATGCGATAGGTAATCATTCGCACTAGAGTTCTTTTGTGTGTTTCGATCATTATTTAGATTGCGCAGGCAATAGGTATTGATAAACGGCCAGACCAGAATCAACTGTGATCTCTGCGGCACCGTCATCACTGATGCGTACTTTCTTGTCACCAGTCAAGTCCATGATGCTCACAAACTGTTTGGCAGGCCAAGCCCATGCACGTTTCAACTGACCACTCACACCTGGATGGAACACAAAGTTGCCTGAGTGTGTTGAGTGGTCGCCAAAGAAGAACTTGAGATCACCGCCATCAGTCTTGGCCTGGAAGTTGGCTTCTTCTGCGTTGGCACTCATTTGCCACTTCAGTCGCTGAATAGCCGCATTGGTTGGCTCAAACTCAATGTGCCATGTCACAGGACGAATCTTGGCCGTCTTCAACTTTTCGTTCACAATGCCCGAAGCCATAAAACGATAGTTGTTCTTGAAGTCACCAATTTTGTTTTCAAATGTGATGCCATCTGGTTCACCATCAGCACGTTTAGTAATAGTGAGTTTGGCATCTGCCTTGTACTCTTGTAAGTTTAGCAAAGTTTTTAGTTTGCCCAAGTTAGGCATACCAAATGTGCCCACAAAGTCTGCCACAGGATTGTGATAGTTGCCGCGAATGACCACACTAAGGTCTTCTGCTAGGCCAACAATTTCGGTCTTGCTGGTGTCACCAACAATTTTAACCAAGTCAATACAACCGAGGTCGTAAGTGTGTTCTACCAAGTCTAATAAATAATCTCTCATAAGTTTCTCCTAAGTTTAAAGTATACAGGGTTTATTGTGAATTTGCAACGATTTTGGCTAGAGTCTGTCCGCCTCGCAAGGATGTGATCTCTCCAGGCTTGCGGAACTCCAGCCAACTGACATCGCCGGCACCGTCGTGTTCAAAATCGCACTCAAAGCCCACAGACTCCGCATGTGCCACAATGAGTTTTTTGGGAGTGTAGCACATGAATCCACGTTCTACTAAGCCAACTCCTTGTGCTCGATCACAGTTGTTGTAGGTCATGATCAAGGTGCCACCCGGGCGCATGAGTCCAAACAATTCAGTTATGTATTGACGTATGATTTCAATTGGTTTGAAGTTGAAAAAATTGTAAGCAAATATCAACCCAAACTGGCCCTGTGGCAACTTGGTAAAGTATGCTTCATGAGTTCGATCACTGACCACATACTGTCTCAACCTGCGTTGGTATTCGGGAGTAAAATTTGCCACACTGGGTTCAAACAATTCTTCATGATGGTCCACTATATACAATGGGTCGAGTGGCACCATGTCTTCAATGAAGTTTTCGCGACCAGGTCTCAAGATCATGCCGGGCACTCGCCAGTCGCTGAGATTTTTCAAATGACTGCGCAACAATATATTGCTTTCACCATCAATTGCCAGTCTACGATTGAGAATATACAAGTTGGTCTCATGTGGCATGTCGTGATTGAACAACCTTAGGCTTTCCCTAAAATATTCTGGTTCTTGGCTGGTGACTTCATCCAGCAATCGCTGTCGCAGTTGATCTAGAGTTGAAGAAAACGCCTCTACCCCGTTTTTGATGTTGACAAAATCCTGATCAAGAGTTTGACTCAGTTTCTTAAACTGGAATTCATGATGCGTAACCACGTGTAGAATACTGTCCAATACTCGCACAGCTTCGCGACACTCAGAATCCATGCTCAATGAGTCTAATAGATTTATATAAGCAACAATTTGTTGTAGTTTCATTCGAAGTCAAATAAGTTAGTAAATGTGTTTTCTGTGTTGGTTGCTGATGCCAAGTCCCAGTTCAACACACCTAGCAAGTTATCAACCTTGCCGTCCACCACAGTAGCTTCCATCTCTCCGTCATCAAATGGCAACTCAGTAAACCATGTGGGCAAGCGTTGTTCATCAGTAGGATAACCAATGCTGGTCCACCCAAGTGCATTTGACTTGAGTTTACACACAATAGTTTTCATACCATCAACAATAGCCATCGAGTAGTTATCACCGTTCATCTTGCGCATGTTATTCCAGTTGATTGCGGCTCGCACATGTCCCGGCATGTTTGCTTTGCCCAATCGAGTTTCTTCTGCTGCATACTTGGTCAAGTTGTTCACACGCTTGGGTGAACCTTTTTCCCAACCTGGACGCTCCATGAATTCATACTTGAATTCTCTAATGCGTTCCACAATCTCATCTTTACCTGCACCAGCCAGCAGTTTATTTAGAATTTCTAACAAGAAGTCTTGAATAACTTTAGGGGTATCTGAGCGTTTTAGATCAAGACCTGTGGCCTTGGTTTTACCAATCTTGCCTTCTACGTCAAGTCTCTTGCCTTCGATGTCAATGGCATTCACAGCATAACGCTTTTTGGTAATAAACAATCCACGGTCTGCTACGGTTTCACGGCCACATTTGATAAGTGAGCCCATATCTCTTGGGCAGTGGAATGCTTGTTCCATGAAGCCAGGGAAACTTTCGTTGACCTGCTCGGCAAGGCTGTCATACAATTGAATACAAGCCTCTTTTGACCACGCCATACGTCCTTCCTCAACTTCTTTCTTGAGTACAGGCCAAGCACTGAAGTAGCAAGAGTCTGTGTCTCCATAGATGACTGCTTTGCCCACGTGGTCATATTCTCCGGTAATGAGTTCATTGAGGTGAGCATCCATGTGCCGGGCGATACTGCGACCAGTAAGAGTGGTTGATTGTCCAATACGCTTGTCAAAGAATCTACAGCCCGGGTTAAGAATAGCCCCGTAGAGACTGTTGAGGTTAATCTTCTTGACCAACTGACGCTTGTCCCAGAATGCAATTTCTTTGGCATCTTTGGCTTCCTTTTTCTTTGCTTGCAGTTCCTTGCGTTCTGAGTACCAACGCTCTAGCAGGCCAGGGATAATGCCCTTCTTCTCAAATGTAAGAATAGTACCATTGGCAGTGAGGATCCAAGGTTGGTTTGAATCAAAGATAATGTTCCAGATCTCAGCGGCCGAGTGTACTGACTCCTCACCGTTCTCCCAGTCAATGGTGATCTCAGTACCACGCTCTCGATTCATCACAGCAGTGTATTCCAAGCTGGCAAAGATACCTTCCCATGCTGCCGCAAAACTCTGTCCCTTGGACATGTTGGCTTTGATCAATCGATCAGTCATGGTCTGACGCAGTTGACCAACCACAGTCTCTGGACCCATGTTCATGGCCCGAATCGCTGACGGATACAATGAGTTAATGTCAACTGATCCAATCCATTCATGCACCCCCTTTTTGGGATAGGCCACATAAGCACCTGCGGCCTGTGTGTCTAGATCTGTAAGTCGTTGCTTGCGATTGGGCACAACCATGCCACGTTCATGTGCTTCGTTAATAATGGCTTGTTCAGTCACAGCCACAGCACCCATTGTGGTCTGGAGCAGCACAGTATTGGCATGCGCCAGTTCATTTGCTAGATCCAAAAAACGTAGTTTTTTGTCTAGTTTGCCAATTAGCATGGTATCTTGGCGGTTGTACTCAATAAATGTTTTAAAGTGTTGGTTGTACAAACTATCCAGGGTTCCTTCAAACTGTGTTTTACTTTCACCTAGTTCGTATTCACAAATAGCATCCAGGCTATAACTGTGACGCTCTTCATAGGTGTATTTTCGATACAGTTGCATATAATCCATATGCACACGACCAATCAAGTCATATGTTTCGTTCTCTGCACCAAAGCGTTCAAAACTGCGCTTCTTGGGTAGTTGTCCCCATAAACAAAATTTGCGTGTGTCGTCTTTGCTAAGTACCCGCACACATCGGTTTACAGTATAAGGAATATCATAGCCTTCACTGTTCCAGCCACTCAACACATCAGCGTCATCGATTAAGTCCAAGAATGTCTTGATCATTTCTGACTCTTCAGCAAACAAGATTGTGTTTTCAAAGTCCTTGACCAGTTCATTGGCGGTCTCCCAACTCAAATGCTTGGGCGGCACAGCCAGTGTGACCAGTTGATCCAGCCAGTCTAGGTAGACTGAAATCGCAGTAATGGGATTAAAAGGGTCCGATACAGGTGAGAAGCCGCGGTCTTTGTCAAAAGCCACCTCAATGTCAAAAAACGCTGTGTGAAGTTCAGGCGCATCTTGGTCCTTGTAGTTTTCTTCAAGGCATCTAAAGATTGGATTAATGTCGCTTTCATAAAGCGGTTTATTGCTGTGAACACGCACTTCCTTGCGGAACTCTTTGTTATTGCGTGTAGAAAATCTTGATACGGATGTGCCGTAGATACTTTTAAACTTTCCACGTGGATCATCGTAGTAAAAAATGTAATTTGCTGGGTATTCTTTGTAGACCCGCTCACCATTGCGGCGTTCTACAGTATGAATGCGATCGTGCTCACGATCAAATAGTGCGTCAATATAACTCAATTTTTCTCCATTTGTGGCTGGTAGGCCATGATACATGCTCGTTGAGTGAGCGACTCTTTGTTATTTATTTTCAACACTAAAGTAGTCTTGTATTTTACCATCTCGATGCAAATCGTTTGAGATGCAGTGAATCCCTGCGTCCCAGAAATAGCGATGCCTGAATGGGCTTACATGTACTTCAATGCCGTGTCGTGCGCAGGCCTGCTCAACTTGATCGTTGTGACTGCTCACCACAATGTTCTTGTGGTCAATCACAAGGATGTTGACGTCAAACACAGTTTCACTAACATCACCGACCCAGTCTTCAAAGTAGTATTCTACTGTGTTAATGAGATTTTGATCTTGTTCAAAGCCGGGAATGTGCCAACGTCCACGATTGATTCTCATGCTGGCCTGGAACTCTCGCATGTGTTCATACTTGCTTGGGGGCAAATAAACCACTTCCCAGTCAGGGAATGTATCTGCGTATGTAGGAATGTCACGCAAACTAATAATCAAGCCAGGAGTAACTGGGCAATATGTAGCATCACCGTGCCCGCCGGCATTTACAATCTTGTTGCGTGTGGAGGGAAAGTGATAGTTTACAGTTTGCAATAATCGATCTTGGTCTTCACTGTACTCTTGTGTGGCAAAATATAAATTTTGACCAATGCGACTTACAAAGCAACCATTTACAAAATCCAAATCTGTTTGTTGCACTGTGTTGCCTTGATCACGAACATGTTGAAAAATGTCAGTATAACAATTCAACCTTGCATCAAGTTGTGCCTGATCCATCCGATCAAATTCTTCACGATTCAAAATATTTTGTCTTGCAAATGCACGATCAGCATGAATCTTGTTGGGTATAGTAGGCACCCATAACTTATCCTGGATCATGATAAAATAATCTCTGGGACAAACCGGTGGTTGCATCCAACGTCCATGTACTTTCAACGAGCTGAGATTCACAGGTAGTTGAGGCCGTAACACCTGGATTCCGAACTTGCCTTGTAATAAACTAATAAGGGCTTGATAATCTTGTTCGGTTTCTTCGGCCAATTGTTCAAAGCGTTGGCGTGTGTTGCGATCTTGGATCCAATAATAAAATTCCGGCGGGTAGCTCGTACCTATGACGCATACCTTTAACGGATCCCAGTGTTGAAAAACAGAATACATTTAGAGTGTTTTACCCACAGTTTCCAAAATAGTTTCCAGCGTTTCGTGATCTTGCTTTTCTTGACCGAATGTGGCTTTGTGTGCTAATTTGATGGCCTTTTTCAAAATAGCAGGTTTAACTTCAAGTTCTTCGGCCACTGCTTTGATGGTGTCATTGAGTCCACCTTGTAGCGTATCAATTTCGTGCATGACCTGCATGCCTTCGTTGATGATTTGGGTAAGTTTGATCTTTTGATCGCCGTTGAATGTTTTTGCCGACATAGAAATCTCCTAAAGTGTTATTATAACAGATATTTAGGAGATGTCAAGGTGTATATGCTCGTTTTGGGTCGCCAGGTAGCGAATCTATTGACCCAGGCAGAAGCCGCCCACTCGGTCCTAAGGCTGAGTTAGTGGGCCGCTTTCCGGCTGTGTTCTCTACGACGTTGTGCGCCAACTTGTGTCACATGTTCAAGTATCTGGTTGCGAATAGCAAATGCTGATTCGTTTACAGCACCGTACTTGGTAAATGTTTGATCAACAAATTGTTTGATGCGAGCAACGTCTTCTTTGGTCTCAACCATTTGCAACATTTCTGCTACTGGTTTTGCTGTGGCCTGTGCAATACGTTGGGCTAGTTTTGCCTGTTCGTCTGGTGTTGGACCACCTGAGGTTACTTTGGTACCAGCAGGAGCTGCTGTGGGCGCAGGTGCAGGAGTAGTTTTCATACCTGGGACACCAGTCATAGGCTTGACGCTCATAGTAGTTTTGCCATATCCTGTGGGACCACCTGCAAAGTTAGGTGTCTTTGCAGGAGTAGATTTAGCATACTTCTCCATGCCAGGTAGCTTGAAGACATTGCCAGCGTTGAATCCTGCGGGCCCACCAGCAGTTGTTTTAGTGGCAGTTGGTGCAGGTGTTGTGTTAGTTGCTGTAGTATCTGTTGCTGTAGTATCAGTAGGCGTATCGGCCGCTGGTGTTTTACCGGCATTGGCTTTGGCCTGCAACTCGTCGTAAGTCCAGGGTTTTTTGGTGGCAGGATTGGTACCGTAGAATGACATGGACTTTTGTGCGCCACCAGTACGGGCCTGCGGCTCAGCTTTGGTAGGATCAGTTGGTGCAGTTGGTTCAGCAGAGACCGGCAGTCCCATCTTTTCGTACACGCCGTTTACAACGCCAATTGGTACCCCTTGCTTGACCAACCAAGCAGACAGTTGATCTGAATCACTGGGCTTACCGGCCTGGTGCCAGTTCATCTTGAGCTTTTCTTTGGTCACATTGGTAGTAAGCTGATGCCCAAGGTTGCCTATGACACCGCCAACTTTTTTAACTCCCTTGTCCAAGTAGTCAAGTCCTTTGCCAAACCAGCTCTTTTTAGCAGGATCTGCGGGGGTGTACGGTGCATCAGGTGCATCGGGGCGATAAAGATCAGGCAGTTCTTCACGACCTGGGCCAGCGGCATCACCTGTTGGTGTAGTAGGTGCCGGTGTAGGCGCAGGACCTGGCTTGGGTGCTGGTGTAGGCGTAGGACCTGGCTTGGGTGCTGGTGTAGGCGTAGGAGTAGGACCTGGCTTGGGTGCTGGTGTAGGCGTAGGAGTAGGACCTGGCTTGGGTGCTGGTGTAGGCGCAGGAGTAGGACCTGGCTTGGGTGCTGGTGCACCAACTTCAAATCCAGAAATAGGTTTTGAGGAACTAATTAGATTATGGTCTTGGTCAAAGGTTACCTTTATTCCGGGGCCCTCGCCTGTGGGATTGTCTGGATCATCTATGAATGCGCTAAATGTACCAGGTTTTGTAACATTTCCGCTTTTATCACGCTGCTCGTTCTCGTCGGAAGTCAATCCTCGACCACCGGTAAGTCGCAACAATTTTTGCCTACGTTCGTTACGAGCTATTTCTTCTGGCGATAATTCTTCTACATCGGCTACGGCTTCTGCAACTCTGCGAATGTTTTCAAAAACTGTGTAAACACCCAATGGTGTCAAATGCATGCTACGACCCTGTGGCTTGCCCACGCTTTCGTTTAGGGCCCAACTCATTGTTGTGAGCTTTTGATCAATCATCCTGTCTACAGGAAGTTGACGCATTTTTACTGTGCGTGTAAATTCTGTTGCTTCTCGTACTGCACCCACCATGGCGGCCTTGGCCTTCATTGTGGCAATTTGCTGTGCTGTTTGAATAGCGCGAGCCGAAGGTTCTGCCCCATACTTGGCAATCTCTTGTGCATATATCTGTTGATACACAGGGTTGTTGTAAATTTGATCAGCAGTGACACCAGACAGTGTGCCAGCAGTGCTAGCACCTGCACTACTAGATCCAGCAGCATCTACCAATTCTGCTGGGAATTTAGTAAAGTATGCCTGGCCCCTATAGACGTATCCAGTTACTTCTTGTCCACCGTAAGGAATTTTGATATATTCACCACCGGGCGGCAATCTTGGTTGAAATTGACCACCTTGCGGGAACACTGATGCTTTGATAGTTTCGCCAGATGGTAATGTTACTGTACCTGAATTTGTGGCTGGATCAAATGACAGTGGACTACTTGTTGATGCACCTGCCGCACCACCAACGCCGCCCATGTCAGCATCCATGGCCGCAAATTCTTTGTCAAACGCCGCCTGACTAAACACATTGTCCCCCGGCGCGGTGCCAGATGCACTAGGACCGCCTAGTATTTCAGGACCTTGTGGAGCAGGTGCACCACTTTGCCAAACTGATCCAGTGTTGGGACCACTTGGTGGCAGTTGTAGTTCTGTGCCAGGAGGCAGGTTATTCCAGTTTGTAATTTGTGGGTTCAGTGCTTCAAGATCTTTGAACGGAACGCCTTGTGCTTGAGCAATAAATCCGCCTTGATCGCCAGGCATGGTTGTGTATGTACCACCATCTACAGGAACGCTGGCACCAGAAGTACCTCCGCCTGCACCTTGATAAACTTGATCTGCTGCGTCAAGACTGCCAGCACTGGCATCACTTGGTGCTGGTTGGCTACCAAATGCGCTGGCAAGTTTGCTTGCAGCCCAGGCAGTGGCAGCCGCTCCGCCGGCCTTGAGTGCAATATCTGAAAACTTTTCGCCCTTGACGGCCGCATCCAACCCATAGATCAAAGCAGCCACGGCTGGCAAACCAGCGCCGCCAGTGGCTAAACCAGTGATAGCTACTAGTGCGCCCTTGGCTAGTCCAGCTGTTTTGGGATATTCTTTGGCCAGCATGCGATATTTGTTAATGGCCTGCATGACAACGCCTTTTTGGCCACCAGTAAGATCGGCCAGCGCATCTGTGGCTTTGTCATAGGCCACATCAACTAAAGAAATAGGAGTAGAACTTTGGATGCCGCTCCAGACACCTTTCAGTGCATCAGCCACACCGCCTGCAAAATCCATGGTGGTATCTTTGCCACGACCCAGGAATGTACGATTGGCGCCTGTGGCCTTGTCAGTCATACCTGCTTCAGCATCAGCAAACACTTTTAAAATTTCTGGTTCTGTTAATTTACGCTCGGCAATGTACCGACCTATAACTTTAAAGTTGTGATACACTGGATCTTCCAGAAGCATGGATTCAGCTAACTTGCTTTGTTCAGCTTTTTTGGCTGCTTCACGTTTCTTGCGGAAGATTTCACGGAAGTGATCATCATCCTCTTCCTTGCTATAAGGATAAGGATTGTGTTCACCTCTTGGTCGGCGTGGTGTGTCGCCAGGACGATCATAATCCTTGCCTGGCAAGTCGTATGGGCCACCTTCTTTGAGGGGCTTGGGTGTGAATAATTGGTCTACTATCATATTATCGTTCTTCTATATAATCTTGAGACTGGTCCTGTCGCTGTCTACGCTTTTGAAACAGTTTCACTGCCATGTCAGCATGGTCAATGCGGGGAAAACGTGTGGGCAATCGACGCTCGCCATGACGAACCTCGTAACCAGATTCATCATCGCCCCAGCACTCCAGGCATGTGCCATCTTCTAGGGTGTATGTTCTTGCAGGTGATTCACTCACGGCCGACATTGGTGCGGCTGGTGCTGCCACTGCGGCTGCCATGTGGTCTTCAACGCCGTGTGCTACTTCTGTGTCAGCAGGATCACCTATGGGTTGTACATCCTGGTCCCAGGTAGCATTTTCTTCAACTTCGTCTTCAGTCTGTGGATCATCGTCGATGTTTAGTTCTGCTTTGGCTTTGCGTACCAAACGACTGTCAAGGTGATTTTCTTTTTCTAACTTTTCCAAGTAGTCAGCAAATTGACCCTTCACACGACTGATCATGTCTTCTTCAACTTCTTGCATGGCTTCAGCAAGAGAATTTTCACCCACCATGTAACCATCAAGTGGATGTGCCTGATAGGGTTTCTTTGTGAGTGTGGGAGAGATGTCGCGAGGTTTAAACAAAGCAGGCAACTGAGGCACACCCTGTTGCTGTTTGTTTAGTCCGTGCTTGACCGAGACTGGGGTTGTTTTACCCTCAACCAAGGCCAGGCGCTCGATTATCTTATAAATTGGATCCGTCATGCTCGCTCATCTTTCAAGAAACTTCTCAGCATCCAGCCGTGCTTTTGATGAGCATCAAGGCGTTCTGCTATAAAATTTGCAATGCCCTGCTGGTTCTCTTGTTCAGCAGTGGCAAATGTTTCGTTGAGTAGATCCAACAGTTGGCTGTTGTTGGCCAACAGTTCTTCGATCATGAGACGGGCACGTGGGATCTTGGTTTGTCCCTTGATAGTTGAAAGTTCACTAAAGCGTTCAAAGCTGCCAGGTGAGTAATCACCCATGGCACGAATATATTCTGCTGTGCGGTCTATGCTGCCGTCATAGACTTCTTCGTACAAGTTGCCAAAAAATTCGTGTAGTTGTGCAAAGTCAGGACCCTCCACGTTCCAATGGAACAGTTGAGCCTTGATACTGAAAGCATATTCAGTTGCTAATAGAATTTTTAAACTGTCCGCGAGCATGTTTGTTCCTTTTGTATTCCTTGGGCGTGTTGGGCGTAGGATCGTTTGTATATTTACCAGACAACAGCGATCCGCCATTTCTTGACACCGTGCCCATGGGCATGCTTACAGGCGCTATACCGCCGGCTGTGGTGCTGGTTTCTGCAATAAATTCTCTAGCTCTCATTCAGTTCTCTCGGGAGTGTATATTTGCACACGCCCTTCTCGATCGATAATAGCTGGGCCTGTGTCCACACGCAGATTATGAACTTTGATTCTAGCATGTTCAGGTTCAACCAATTCATATCTTATGGTATAGTGCCCGGGGCCAGCTTGAATTGGAATATATTCTTCAAGATATTGTTCGCGCCAGATCCATGAGCGTTCTGTGAACAATTCGTCATTCACATAGCATCTATAACGTGGAGGATCGCCCTGTTTCCACTTGACATATACATCACACACGGCCATAACAAATTCTGTTTGCATAAAGATATTTATCAAAAACTACGCCTATAAATATCTGCATGCTTAAATTGCCAGAGATACGCTGTGTACACATAGAACTCACAACAAAATGTAATGCTCGTTGTCCCATGTGCATGCGAAATTACCGAGGAGTTGACTACAACTCTGGATACCCAGACACTGAACTAACCCTTGAGAACATTCAACACATACTGACTCCTTACATTCTCAAAACTATTGACCACGTGAATTTCAATGGAAATCTTGGAGATTTCAGCTTGGCCAAGGACGGAGCTGAGATTGTGCAATACTTGGTGGCTCATGACATTACAATAGGCATCAATACCAATGGCAGTCTCCGTCCCAAGAGCTGGTGGCAGAAACTTGCATCTCCCAATGTTACAATTGGGTTTGCACTGGATGGACTAGCAGACACTCATGCACGGTATAGACAAGACACCGATTGGAATCGCATAATAGAAAATGCACAGGCTTATATTTCAGCTGGTGGCCGTGCCATCTGGCGATTTGTGCCATTTGAACACAATCGGCATCAAGAAGCAGAATGTCGAACACTTGCTGAAGAAATGGGATTTGTCAGTTTTGAGAACATTTATGATGGTAGAGATGCTGGCCCGGTATACACTCGTGCAGGAGAGTTTAGTCATTGGTTAGGACCCGTAGGTGATGTGCCACCCATCAAAGACATGTTGCAAAGTCATATCACTTGGTATGATAGTAAAACTGTAAAAATAAAAAAGGACACCCCTGAACTTAACCTACGTTGCTATCACAAAGTTGCTCGAGAAATATATCTAGCCGCTGATGGCACTGTATATCCTTGTTGTTATTTGGGATTTTATCCGTTAAGCATGAATCACCCAGGCAACAAAGAACTGGCCCCAATGGTGATGGAAAACAATGCATTGCAATATCCACTGGAGCATTGCTTAGAATGGTTTGAGTCTATAGAGCAAGCATGGTCAAAATCTAGTATTGCCGAAGGCAGACCATATCAATGCGTTAGTACGTGTAATCAAAATTAAAGGAACATATGACCTCAGCAAAAATTTTATATCTAGCACGATATCGTGTGCCTCATGCTATCATGAGCCTGCAACCAGAGTTTACCAAACACCTTATTGGTGTGGATAGAACTTGTATTGCCAGTCCTGTGCCCAAAGATGAGCTTTGGGAAGTGTTTGAACAATACGGTGTAGATACATCAAAGTTTGACTACGCACCAGATTCAGAAATTTATAGACTATATCCCGAAGTCAACAACTGGGTGTTTGACGGAGACTACAGAACATACTGGTTGCGCCAGCAGGCCATCAAGTTTGCTTTCTTAGACATG